ATATTATGGAAACGGGCAACACGGGCACGGATGCCATAGTTTTTAGCAAAGGCCAAGAACACACGCTCACTGAACAATTTTTCCCAACCGTACTCGCTGTCCGGGTTAGCAGGATATGCCGACTCTTCTGACAGCAAAGGATTGCTAGGATCTTCTTGATTGTGGCTAGGATACATACAGGCCGAACTAGAATAGAATACATTCTTAATGTTATTCTTAACCATGGCTTCTAAGATATTAAGATTGATCAGTGCAGAGTTATGCATGATGTTTGCATCATTTACACCGGTAAACACATAGCCGGCACCGCCCATGTCGGCAGCCAATTGATAAATGGCGTCGATATCCGGAGTTACAAGTTTGCGTACTAGATCTTGCTCACGCAAATCGTATTGATAGAACTCGTCGGCATCGGTTGTTTTATACTCGTGCTGTTTAATATTGGGTTAGCAGGATATGCCGACTCTTCTGACAGCAAAGGATTGCTAGGATCTTCTTGATTGTGGCTAGGATACATACAGGCTGAACTAGAATAGAATACATTCTTGATGCCATTTTTAACCATAGCTTCTAAAATATTAAGATTGATTAGTGCAGAGTTATGCATGATGTTTGCATCGTTTACACCGGTAAACACATAGCCGGCACCGCCCATGTCAGCTGCCAATTGATAAATGGCGTCAATATCCGGAGTTACAAGTTTGCGTACTAGATCTTGCTCACGCAAATCGTATTGATAGAACTCGTCGGCATCGGTTGTTTTATACTCGTGCTGTTTAATATCAGCACCAATAACATAGTACCCTTTTTCTTTAAGGCTAGTAACTAAATGTCCACCAATAAATCCACCTGCACCGCAAACTAACACTTTTTTCATGTTTAACTCCTCATTTCGTCTATTATATTTTTAATACCGTCAACAAGCGATATCTTTGGTTGCCAGTATTTAAGTATGTTTTTGTCTGCTTCATTTTTTTTATCTTTTTGAATCAAATCCTTTGTTTGTGCAGGTTTAACTATAGTTCCTGGAAAGTGCCCAGCAATCATATTAGCAATATCTAACATAGTAGTCCACTCGAAGCTGGTTATATGATACTCTTGGTCTCTAGGCAACTTGTTGTATTTTGTACTGAGTATGTACAAACATTCACTACAATCTGTAGCATGTAGCATCTGACGAGATTCAGTGCCATCGGTAAGCATACTGATTATGCCAGTGTCCTTGGCCTTGTTGATAAAATCTGTGATAGCGTGGGTTTTTTCTGGATTGTGTTCTACTCCGTAAACATTCCAAAATTTTACGGTAACTCCACCTAGCACACTAGTAATTTTTTCACCTATACTTTTTGTTAGTCCATAGCTACTATAACTCATATTGGCCATTTGGCTTGAAGCAAATATAAATGGTTTGTTTTGTTTTTTTAGAATTTCAAATGTGTTGGTAATTATTTTAAGATTGTTTTGTATAAATTCAAAGGTATCCTGGTACTTAGAGAGATAGGTACTACCACCTACATCCCATGCTAGAAAAAATACAAAATTGCTATTTTCAACCAACTGTTCTAATACTGAGTTAGACGGTAAACGCAGATCTTGATCGGCATTGCTAGCAATATCATAGGTTGATACTGTATGCCCTTGAGTACTTAAATAATTACATAGGGCTAATCCAAGTTGTCCAGCTGATCCAAGTACAAGATATTTCATTTTTTGTTCCAATTATTATTAACTAGTACTATACCGGTTCTAGCCAAATGCATTGCACCATCTTCCTCTGCAAGTTTTCTAACTCGGTTAGTATCATCTACAGATACAATGCATCCTCGCTCGGCCAGGTGCTCTACCCAATATAAAGTAGGTTGTTCATTTACATGATGATATCCGCCTTGCCCTGGTACGGCATTAGTCATTAAAATAATTCGCCCACGGCACAATGATGTTAATAAATTATCCAAAAATTCTTCTTCTATATGTTCGACGACCTCTACGCAATTTACTAAATCCACTGAGCATAGTGCTGAATCTTTAGTAAGATCTAAGTGTAATATAGGATAATGGGAGTTAACGCAATTTTCTTTCATTCCGTCTATAGCCAAAACCTGCATGCCAGCACGGTGAAAATAGTGTGCAGCATGCCCTCGACCTGCTCCGATGTCTAATACTGACCTTATAGCAAAGCGTTCAATTATATAATTCCATGTGCTTGGACTAAATGAATGTGGGTCACCTTCTGATATATTACCGCCCACATGCCCATCCGTTACCATGTTTAATCCCTGATGTGTCATACTTTTCCTTTTTGATTATCCCATTCTGATAATTGGATATTTAATAAGCCCCATTTAACTCCTCCAATGGCGTCTCCTACTGTTCCTTCTCTTTCTTGTACTTTAGTTAGTAACCATTCGTCACTTAGTGGTTTACGATTGTGATGTTGATGAAATATAGTATCTGGTGCAACTACTACTTGTTGTGTAAATCCACCAAGGCCGAGTCTAGCCACCGAATATGAATCCATGTGTCCTAATACTGTAGTGCTTTCAAACAATCCTCTAACTGAAAAGAAAGCTTCACGACTAGCAAGAATAAAATCACCACACCCGTTGGTATGAAGTGCTTCCTTAGGACCATGTGACTTTGGTAAATCATGTAGGTTAATTGGCTGGGTAACAGGAATAGTAAGGTAATCAGTAGACCCTGTGATATGACTTTCAAAGGTATTGTTTACAGCAAATTGTATATAATCTTCTACAGGAACTTGATCAATACCATCACTGATAAAATCATGTCGATCAGTACGATAGAAATAAGACCGATGTAATTTTCGTTTACTAATACCTTCAATTAGTTCATTCGTAAACAATATATCAGGATTAGTAGTTAGTACAAATTCACCACGGGCTCTGCGTATGCCAGCATTCTTGCCGTAAAATTCTAACACAGGACTTGGATGATTTATTGTAGCATGTACTTCTGGTGGAACTGTTATAACTCTAACAAATAGATTTTTAGTATCGATTAATACATCTTTTAATGGAGCACGATCTGCTAACGGATTCCACTCTACAACAATCAACTCCATAAGATCTGGATAGTTGCGAACTTGATAATCAAGACTGCGAATAAATGTGTTAATTCTATCTAAAAAATTAACACCGTAGTCGTCGTTGCGCCCTACTATTACTACAGAAAGATACGGAGCGGTCATAGGTCAATGTGTATAAATGATTCATTTATTTGTTCTAAAGGAACAAATTTAACACGATCCTTATATCGATCGGTTAGCCCATCTTTAACTACCTGCGGTATAAGATCATTTGGTTCTACATAAACAGTATGCCCAGCTGCAAGTAAATCGTGGCAAAGTAATAGTTGCTGACTTTCTTCAAATATATCTGTATTCTTCTTATAGGATATTGTATCCATATAGTAAGGATGCCGTTTAGGATTAGTTTCAATAAAATAATTTTTTAGGAATTCGGCATGCTCACAATTAAATCCATCTACAATAGAACCAAGATTAAATTTCAACCCTAACTTGTTGGCATAGTGCCCAAAACTACGGTTGTCTCTGGGTAAACACGGGCCGCCGAATCCAAACCCAAACTTGAGATATTTTTTCCCTACACGAGCATCGGCGCCAACTGCGGCTAATGCTTTCTCTACATCATCATTGAGCCCGCTACGAATCAATACTTGTCCCAGTGTATTAGCATAACTGATTTTTGTAGTTAAGAAACAGTTAACACCAATTTTGACTATCTCCGCGGCAGTCAAACTCATAGTGTGTACCTGTGGTGTAGTAGTCTGTATGTCGTTGTACAATTGAGAGTAGTTGTCCATTACCGCTTGATCATCTCCGCCAATCAATACCATGTCGGCTTGTTGTAGATCACGTATGATAGATCCTTGGGCAATGAACTCTGGATTGTACAATACCTTTACACCAAACACAGATAGCTCGTTTTGTATCGCGGCACAGTCTCCTGGGTTTGTAGTACACCCAATAACTACCACCTTGCCACCAATATTAAAATCACATTCCTTGACATCTTCGACCACACGTTGTACAGCAGATATATCATAGCTACCGTCTGACAACGACGGAGTAGCCACCATGATATAGATAATATCACTTTGTTCAACTACCTTCCTTGTATCAGTGGTAGCAGTAAAATTAGTACTAGCTGCCAACATTTCAGCAACCTGCGGTTCGTTAGTAGTAATCTGTTTACGATTAAGACTAGCCACATAATTTGCACGGATATCAGAACCCAGTACTTGATGTCCGGCCTGTTCAAGTAATAATGCAAAACATATACCTAATCTTCCTACACCAACAACGCCAATATTCATTTTAATCCTTTAATTTTGCAGTAATCATTAAGTGCCAACCTAATCTTTTTTCCAACACACGGAATACTTGTACAGGCATATTTTCAAACCACGGCTGTTTAATATACTCACCTTGTTTGTATGGTTCAATTTGATACGGAAAGATATGATCTTGAGTCATACTAACAATCTTAAACGCATCTCCTAGTAATTCTCTAATGTCATCTTCGGAATAGGTGTAGGCAATAGGACAACCGTACTGTGCTTCGGGTTGATCAAATCCAGCATCAATCATAAAACTCTTCCAAGAGTTTTTAGCATATAGCATAAGTTTAAAAGTACCATCGGGTGCTAGATAGTTTTTAATTTGTTCTATAATTTTCTTTGGCTCGGGGCTGTGATGTATTACTCCCCAACTATAGATCAAATCATACTTGCCTTCGGGTAGATACTGATCCAGCGTTTCAGCATTGCCTTGATAGAACTTACCAGGAAAGCCATAGACTTCAAATCTCTGTTGGGCCATGTCTACACTTTTTTGTGATAGATCAAATCCTGTGTAGTCAGCACCGTGACGAGCAAAGTTTATAGCGGCAGTACCGAGTCCACAGCCAACTTCTAATACTCGAAGGCCACGGCATGTTTCAAATTGAGTAAACTCTAAAATATTAGGCTCAACAAATAACTTTTTTCGTTCAACCTCGTCAAAATACTCTTGACTACCCAATTCTTTTTTAGAGTGATTAATATTACACGGCCTTGAATCCCAGAAATTTTTTACATCATCAATATTCGCTGTCATTTTGCATACGCCTGTGGAAGATTAAACTGAACCATTTGTTTGTTTACATCGTTGGCTTTTAATTTTGCCCAAATGTCTTGTTTACCGGCCAAAACATTATCCCACCAGCTAGTATCTTCGTTTTGAGATTTGCGATATTCAATGATTTTTGTTGCATCAGCGGCACGACGAGCAGACCAAGTAGGATGATGGAAATCTCTTGGGTCTTTTGGATTACCTTCTAGCATAGGACGATTTTGAAAGTTTTCATCATTATTATTGCCAGTAAGGTCAAAGCGATCATGTTCTATATGTACATCGATGTTTTCAACAATGTCGGCCATGTAAGCGACTTGACTGACCCAATTATCATTGAGTTGATGTGCGCTAAAATAGCCAAACATGTCGGCCCACAGCTTTGGCACAATGGGAAAGATTGCCAGTGGATGGCATTTGTGTGTTAATGCTCGTAACATACGGAATTTGCCAGTATGGGCAATTAGTTGTAAGTCCCAATCCTGTGTTTCCATAATAGCGTCATCGCCCCAGAAAAATAGCCAGTCACCTTCGGCTTCGATAGCCAATTTATTATAGTATTCGTTAAGGCGTATGTAACCCAGTCGTTCAAAACTCATGCAGGTGTATGAAACGTCTGCATCGTCGAGATCAGGGAGTACATTTTCCTGCACCCAATCGACTGTTTCATCATCATCATCGTCAAATGCTAAAAGTATTTCTAGATTAGTTGGGTCCGATGCAAGAGTTACTAGACTTGCTAAACTTTTCTTTAGCATTTCTGTACGTTTGCGTGTGGCTAAAAGTATGGATATTTTTGGTTTATTCATACAAATATTTATATGCGTATATTATCAGGCAAATAAATCTTCGTTCCACTCCCTATGTCCTTCACGGAATGCCATATTACTCATTGTTTCGCGAACTTCTACACGATAGCACCATAGACGTTGTTCTAACCTTGTCTTCATTTTTCAACTCCGGCATCAACTCGTTGTAGATATAATTGATATTCATATCTATTCATTTTGTCAATTTCATCATGGATAGATGAACCATGAAATTTTTGAAAGTCGTTTGCCATTTCAACAGCAGTTTGAAACTGGTTGTCTTTTAGTTTGCCACCAGACCTTTCTAACCATTCTTCGTATGTTAGTTTGTTCATAGATAATAATAATATTCCTTATTGTTCGGGTCCTTCAATCTACTATGTAGTTTGTATTCAGATATATTCAATTGTAGCATAGCATCTTTCAATGTGTCAAATGTTCTGGACTCGGCAACAATCTTTCTTGCCCTTCCATTCTCACTACCAGCACATTTACCTTTTCTACCTTTACTGCTATTCTCAAATACTTCTTTACGCTTTTCTTCTGACCAGTTTGCTCTTGTTTCTTTGGCCTGGTGTCTTGCTAATGCTTCGGTTTCGGGATTACGATTCTCTACACCTTTACGAGCAACTTCTTTCCTGCGTTCAGCACCCATACGCTCTTTACCTAAACGGGCACTACGCTTTCTATCTTTAGGGTCACGGGCCTTAACGCCTTCAATCATTCTTGGTATATTACCACGCAACTTTTCTTTTAACTTCTCGCCTTCTTCGGACTGAAACCATTCTTTAGTTTTTGTGTGAGTCCTGCCCAAAATCTCTTGCTTTTCTTCTTCTGTTCTGTTGGCCCAGATTTGTTTGATTTGATTACTAAACTCTTGTCTGCGTTCATCAGTCCATCCTGCTTTAGTATCGCCACCGATAACATCTTTGGCTACATTATAGTAGTCGTCAGAGTAATAAGCATTGGCTTCGTCCAGATGAAACTTTTCACGCTGTAAAAGATATTGTCTATCTTCTGCTTCAACATACTCAATAATGGCTCTTGTAAAGTTCTCAATACCGTGCTTTTTGATGGCCCGTTGAAAAACTTTACCTGAACCAATATAACCATCATCTATTGTGCCTGCGTGAGAACCAATATACTTCTTACCGTTAAGCATATTGGTCCATTCGTAAATAAATCCATAATACATAGTTCGTCCTTTGCTACTAACTATGTTTATTTATACGAAATCACTCAAAACCAACAAATAAATCTTCGTTCCATTCTCTATGGCCTTCACGAAATGCCATATTAGATTGAGTTTCTCGGACTTCAACTCTGTAGCACCATAGTCTTTTTGCCTCGCCGTCTCCCCACATATCTGGGATATAAACCCCATTAACATATTTGTAAAGATAGTCAGCAAGGGATTCGCAACCCAACTTTGGTAGTATAGTTAACTTCATAATACCACGCTTTTCTGCTTCCTTATACCAGTCAAGTTCCGGGTCATCAGAACTGACCAGTGTGGTATGGTCAAATTGATCCTCAAGAATCTTCTTAAGTTCTTTAAGTCCGCCGTAATCTGCAGACCAGTTACGCACATCTAGATCGTCTGTGCCAAAGTAGAACTTCATACTAAATGAATAGCCGTGAATTAAGTTACAATGACTGTCTGCTCTCCATTGGCGATAAGCGCAAGGAAATGCATCGTGATACTCTTTGGTACTGGTGTATTTGTACTGCCTAGGGTGGTTTGCCATTATATTTCTCCTATGTTAATTATAGCATAGGTGGCAGAATTTATCAAGCGGGATGACACCAAAGACCGCTGTAATACTATTTATTTTTTTTTGTTTTTAGAAACTATCGGAGTCTGTTTAACAACACTTGTCTTTTTAACTGACCCAGTTTCGGTTGGGGTATTTGGCTTAATCAGTTGTTCCACAATATCGAGTGCTTCTGTAGTTGCAAACATCTGCCACAAGCGATCGCCGGTAGCTTCGATTGCTGAAAATTTCAAAGTGATCGTTTGATCATTTTTTAATTCAAGTGTAAAAGTTCTGTCTTGTGCCATTTGATATCTTTCTTAGTGAATTTATTTAGTTTGTTCAGTTGGTGCTTCTGGTTTTACTGGAGGCATTACTTTGTCAATTGCCGGATTAATATATGGCTCCACTACAGTTTTTTGAGCAGCACCCCATCCAATTGCTGTAAAGAATCCGATAACTATCCAAGTTCCAATTAATTCAATAATCATTTTTTGTAGTTACCTTTACCCGGTATTGTGTTTCTAACGCCGCCCACCGGATCTTCTACATCGCCCGCTCTGCGTGGTATAAGATGAATATGAGGATACATTACAGTTTGCCCAGCAACCTCTCCTGAATTAAATCCAATATTAAATCCATCACAATCACCCTGGGCAACCATATGATTACCGTCGGCTAGGGCTTGTTCCATGGCCTGCACAATCCAATTTGGATTATCGTCTTTGGGCACATATAATCTATGTCCGAGAGTGCAAGGATATCGGTCTAGGTATATCGCAACCAATGGATGATCTTTTATCTTATCGGTCCAGGGTGCAACACCTGCTTCTTGTGCGTCTAGTAATGTTGTCATATTAATCGCGGATTAAGTGTTGTAGTTTATCGGCAACACCGGACCATTTTTCAGCTTCGGGTAAGGATTCTTTGGATTTGGTAAGGGTCGGCTATAGTCGAGACAATTCAGCATTGATTTGAATAAACTCTTTTTGATCTTCTGGAATGTCATCCTCAGCATAGATGGCATCTCTGGAACACAAACCGCACAGTCGATACAGACATCTGGATTGATAGCCAAAAAGTTTGGCCCCTCTACAAAACAATCCACTGGGCAAACGTCTACACAATCGGTATGCTTACACATGATGCATGAGTCAGTTACAACATAGGTCATGCTCGTTGACCCTTAAGCCATTCGTTGACACGCTGTTCGGCTTCCGCTTGAGTCATGGCCGGAACACGAATCTCTACTAGTTCGCCCATGACATGATTCATGGTATAAGGAATTGGATTACCGTCGAACACAATATCTGCCATGTCACGGAATACTGTAAACTCTTGTAGATTTTTTGCTCGATCTATTGCCTCTGCGGCTAACATATGAATATTTTTCATCTTGGGGCAAACTCCTGTTGTAGTTTGATATTGTCGAAGAACTCTTTTTTAGTTCCGGCATCGGTTAAGAACGCACCTTTTAATACTGTGGTCTGTGTTAAACTTGAGTGTGCCATTATGCCTCTATTAGTGCAACAACCATGTTCACATTGTATGTAGACTCCGATGTTCTCTGAGTCGGTTGCTTTGGCTATTTCTCTTGCGATGTTGTTACAAAGTTCTTCTTGAAGCGTACCGCGGCGAGCACACCATTGAGCAATACGAGTATACTTAGACAAGCCAATGAGTTTGTTTGCGGCAATAATGCCGATATAAGCAACTCCTGACACAGGCTGATGATGATGACTGCACATACTACGCAACTCACTTCTAACCACCAACATACCTTCATATCTATCCTCGCTATCATTAGGAAACGCCGTTGCATCCGGTGCTGGATCATATCGACCTCCCATTATTTCGTTAAAGTACATCTTAGCCAGTCGGCGAGCAGTACCTTGACTGTTAGGATCGTTTTCACGATCAATAAGCAGGGTGTCAAGCACTAATTCAAATGCTTCTGTGGCCTCATTAATTAGCTGTTCTTTATCACCGTCGTGTAAATATTCGCTGATATTATCTCCAGCCCAAAAGCGTTTCTTATCACGCTTCATTCTAGCACGAATGTTATCGCCTAGGTAGCCTTCTGAATATCCACCTTCGTCTATGTTACCTAATGTTACAGGTTCTAATTTCATTTATTCTCCGAGTTGTTACTATTATAACACTTATTTAGATTTATATCAATACTTAAATGGAATTTTTCTACAGTCAGGGTAAACACCCGGTTGTGCTTTTGGTTCTATTGTGGGCAATAGTTCTAATCCTCGAGCGCACAGTTCTAATGTTGGACAGTAATGATATCCAAGGATTAACTCTGTTTCGGTTTCCCATGGTAGGTTAAGATCTCTACCATCACTTCGTTGCCGACTAAACTTCTTATATGCCGCGTAGTCGTCTAACAGGATAGCACCTGCCTTACCTAATTGCATGGGTTTAGTCCACCCAAAACTTAAACACTGCATTGAGCTCGGGCGATACATACCAGGCTCTAGTCTACGGGCACTGTCCCAAATTCTTGTATTCTTAAACTGGTATTCACCCGTCCACGATTCATCGAGCATTGTATATTCTATATCTAACTGTTTCAACACCATCGGAACGCTTAAATAGGTATAGGCTGTAAATTGACATTCTTTAATTTGTTCATACCTCATACACAATTCGATTGAATGAGTACATCCGTCTGTCACGACCGCATATGGAGCACCTGTGTACTCGGCTAAGGCAGATTCAAAATCAAATAATGCCTTAAAGCTCATTTGTTGTACCAAGTCCAGGCATGTTGAATCATACTATCTAATCCAAATTGTGGTTGCCACCCTGATAGCTTTCGGAACTTATCTGCGAGTGCGGTTAACTGTGCTGGATCACCGTCTCTTGGTTGTCCATGTAGTAGTCCAACGTCTTTTCCGGTAATTCTTGATGCCGCTTGTACAACTTCAAGATTACTATGTCCTTTAGTATTACCAAGATTGTAGCTTCCTGTAACGATATCTTTCTCTAATGCTCTAATATGAGCCTGTGCTAAATCTTCTACGTGGATATAATCGCGAATACAGGTGCCATCTGTAGTGGGATAGTGATCACCATACAAAGTAAAGTCTTGATCATTTTTAATAGCTTCTAGCACACGAGCAATAATATGTGTTGCTCCAGGTAGTTGTCCATGACGACCTTGACTGTCGGCACCACAGGCATTAAAATATCGGAAGGCCACATAGTCTATACCATATGACCGAGCATAGCTGGATAGCATCCATTCAATCATTAACTTACTCTCACCATAAGGACTTACCGGTAGTGTGGGATCCACTTCGTCACATGGTGTCATTATGGGTTCACCGTACACTGCGGCACTAGAACTAAAGATAAAACGAATGTTAGTAAACTGTTTATCAATAAGATGGTCTAGTAATATCTTAGTTTTTACAAAGTTATTATCGTAATATAATCTAGGATTAAGTACGCTGGGTCCCACTAGGCTAGTACCAGCACAATGTATAATTGCCTCGGGTTTAAACATCTCAATGGCAGACAGACCAACTTCACTGGCAAAGTCGTTAACACTCCACCAAGTACCGGGTATATTTTCTAAATAGTCCGCAGGACGACGAATGTCAACTCCGAGTACTTCGTGTCCNGCATCGACTAATTTTAATACAGTTTCTCCGCCAATGTAGCCGGAGGCACCGGTTACCATTACTTTCATTCTTCAATCTTTCTCACGTGATATTTTGCTTGACTTACATGATCACGATAGCGATTACCTGCACGATTCCATTGCTCGCCTGTGCCTTCTAAGATATCTACAATNCGATCTACAGTGCCGTCGGTCCANTCACTAATCAATCCTGTGTTGTGATGCAGTTTATCTAACAAGTTTTCTAACTTGTGATAAGCGTCATCAATGCTCCATGGAACATATAACCGATTAGGATCATCAGCGAAAGTTTCAGGAAAACTACGATAAGCAGGATAAAGAACATTTGACCCAAGAGTGTCTGCTTCTGACACAGTGTTGGATACCCAGTCCTGGAGGGCGCAATTAAACAGAACACGAGTATCATTAAGCAAATTGTAATAATCATTTTTCTTCAAGTTCTCATAAATTACTAGTCGACCTTCCGACTCTAATTGTCTAGCACGATCAATATATTCTTGATTGTTACTGCGTAATGGGCCACCTTGGAACACAGCAAACTCAATATCCTTATGACGACCTTGACTGTGATACATTTCAATTAGGTCCATAAAGAATCCAGGTTGCTTCTCTTGATCAAAACGAGCAGCAAAACCTACACGCATTTTACGATCTGCAAATGGTTTGATGTTAGCAACGCCACCTATACGCTCTAGTACTTCCTCTTTGCCAAATGCTAGGCCACTGATATTATAGATTGGGGCAGACCATCCAGCGATACGCATATGGGCAACCATCTCTTCGTTCGTGGCTAAGACGCCCGTAACAAACAAGTTGACCATTTTTTCATAAGTCGACATCCATTCCGCCATGCCCCACACGTGGACAAAGTCATCAGGGTCAATTGCCTGTGCAAGGCAACGCACATATACACGAGGCCTTTGCTCACTTGGAATTTGATCCATAATATAGGGTAGGCTTTCGATGCCTGGAGTAAACA